GAACAGCTCAAAGATAGAGCACTAGAGTTATGTGTGATGGGCTACACACATGCCCAGATAGCAAAACAGATGAGTCTGAGCCAGAGACATGTAGCTAATTATCTCAAGGATCGTAAAGTCAAGATAGGTAACCAGGAGATCATAGAAACAGCTAAAGAAAAGATAGCTCAATTGAGGGAGAACCAAGCAAAAAGGATAAGAAACCTCTGGAGCATTGCACTAGATAAGGAATCAACAAAGAGTGTGAGATTAAAGGCATTATTGCAATTGAAGGATGAGGACGAAATGTTCATCAAAAGAGGCCAGATAGCAGGCATTTTGAGGCCAGATGGACCAGTTGTAGCGATTCAGAACAATACTCAGATAGATATGCACTATACAATAACCGATGCATTCAGAGAGCTCCATCCAGAGCTGGTGGACCATTTCAATAAGGTCAAGAAGATAGAGAATGTCACTTCCAAAAAGAGAGAATTATGATAACTAAATGTGAACATTGTGGTGCAAAAGGAACATGCGATAATTATGGGTTCTGTTCAAAATGTGGAAAGTATAATTAAAAGAGTGACAATGAAAAAGACGGACAAAGAAGTAATGCAATGGGCAATCAAGCACAGAGATGTTAAATTATTGGTGAAGCTCAAATGGGGTTTTGATTTAACTCCAGGACAAGTTGACATAGTGCGAAGAATTGCATTCATGGAAAACAAGAGATTATCAATTTCTGCAATGACTAGATATGGCAAGACACAATGCGTAGCTCTAGGAATTGCTTTATTAATTGACTTTGGAGTTGAAGCAAAGATAGCATTTATAGGACCGAAAGAAGAGCAAGCTGGAATATTGAGACAATACATGGCCGAGTTAATCACAACAGATGATGACTTGAGAGACAAGGCACAGTTATATGCATCAGAAGGAACAAAGCTAGTCAGGGAAGCATCCAGGAAGAGAATGACATTCAATACAGGCGCAGAGTATAGAGTATTTTCTGCAGAAGGAGATGCAAACAGATTAATGGGATTCGGTGCTGACATAGTAGTAAAAGATGAGGCGTGTTTAATTGGCCGAAAAGCAAATGCAAAGATTATGAGGATGCTAGGAGATTCACCAGAGACTGCAATATTTATAGAGTTAATGAATCCATGGGATAGAGACAATGTGGCATTTGAAAATTCATTAAAGCCAGAATTCCATAAGATTCAGATAGGATGGGAGCAAGCAGTGAAGGAAGGAAGAACAACTGCATTATTTGTAGAAGAGCAAAGACAAACATTAACTCCTTTAGAGTTTACAGTGTTATATGATTCAGACTTTCCAGAGCTTGGAGAAGATAGCATATTCAACTTGACAAAGGTCAAGCAAGCAATAGAATCAGATATCAATTTGAAGGGAGAGTTCGAAGAGTTACATGAGTTAATGAAAAAGAAAACTACAATGTCGGAGCATGCTTATATTCAATTGAAGAACAAATATAAAGAATATACTAAAGTAATAGGAGCAGACATTGCTGACAAAGGAACGGACCATACAGTTATTTATTGGGGATTCAAGAAAGGAAACATATACCAGATGACTGGCTGGTACTCAGAGAAAGAAAGTGAGAACACAGTAGTAGCAGGAAGGATTATGAGCATTATAAAAGATTTCATAGGCCATGAGACAAAGGCCAAAGTAAACATAGATTGTATTGGAGTGGGAGTTGGAGTAGTGAGCATGTTAAAAGAGCAGGTCAGAGAGCAAAGGTTCAAGAACGTGCACATTGTAGCAGCTCATTATGGTAAATCAGCAGTCCAGAAGGACCGATACATAAACAAGAAGAGTGAGAATTATTTCAGATCCAGAGAGATTTTTAATGAGAACCAAATCAAAATGATTGAAGTACCAAACCTAGTTAATGAACTTGCAGCAATGAAATGGGACATGACATCTGCAGGTAAGATCAGAATCATAGATCCAGAAGATAAGTCACCAGACTATGCGGATGCACTAGTATATTTCATGTGGAAGGATAGTCAGAGTCTAGGGTTTGCATTTGCTTGATTATGTGAAAGGTCAGTCTGAGTCCGGAAGGCCAGCAAGGTTTGTTCAACTCTTTCCTTTGAATGGCCCACAAGATAAAATAATGTTGTGCAATTGGAGTGGGTAAGCAGTAATGTCCCAGGTCATACCGTTATGATTTTGATGCTCCAGCACAAAACATTGTGTTCAAACGTAATAAGATTTATAAATATCAACTTGCAGAATAGATAATAATTCCTGATGTGTCACAAATCATTTTATATTCATGGTATCCATAAGAGACCTTTTAATCGGAAAGAAAGCAGTTATAACAGTAGATTTAATCTCTGAACAGACTCGAATGGGAATAGTTAAAAGCTATGTGCCAAAATTTCTATATAAACCACCATATGGTTATCCTCGATATGTCGATATTAACTATGTTAGATGGCTAGCTCAGACACCTTATGTTGAGATGTGTATTTCTACGATTCTAGATAATATTGCTTCTATTGATTGGGATGTTGGAGTAACAGAAAAGACTAAAGAAAAGTACACAGATGATAACGGAGACATCAATGAAGTAAAGAAAGCAGAGATTGAGCATGTAACTAAATTTTTAAACAATCCAAACACTAATAAGGAATCATTCGAATATGTTTTTATTAGGCAGACATTGAGAGATGTCCTGGAGATTGAAGCAGGAGTTCTAAATAAGGTTTTCAATTTGAAAGAAGAGATGGTAGAAGTTATAGCTAGAGATGGAGGCACATTTACCAAGAATCCGGACATCCATGGAATGTACACAGACAGGGATGATATCATATTCAATACAAATATTGTAGCAGATGAGAGAGGAGTCAATACCATGTTCAGTCATGTGAGAGATATCACATCACTGGATGCAAAAGAGAGAGCAGCATACTTTCAATATGGATGGATGACAGGACCAGCACCAATACCTTATGGTAAGAGTGAAATCATGTGGCTAGAAAGGATGCCAAGAACAGACCAGTTCTATGGATTCTCTCCAGTTCAGATCCTGGCCAAGAGTCTGCAAATGTTGATGTATATGATTGACTCAGACCTAGAATATTATAATGATAACAATGTACCAAAGGGAATTATAGGCCTTGATGGTTCAGATGCGGATGAGATAAGTGCCTTCAAACAAATGTGGACTCAGAACATGAGAGTCCCAGATGAGATGGGCAACCTCAAAAAGATGATGAACAAAGTGCCAATAGTAAACAAGACTCCAGCATTCACAAGAATAGAATTTTCTGCAACAGAGATGCAAGTCATAGAGAAACAAAAGTGGTACACCAAGATGGTATGGGCTTGCTTTGGAGTAACTCCAACAGAACTAGGATACACAGAAGATGCAAAGGGATCCGCAAATCAAATAGTCCAGAGTAAAGTATTCAGGAAGAAAGCAATTAATCCATTATTGAGATTAGTAGAGAATGCAATTAATAAAGAGATCATATTACAAGAATTTGAGTACGAAGATATAGAGTTCAAGTTCAATATGTTTGACATAGATGACGAAAGAAACAAGTATGAATTATTCGAATTACAGACCAAGAGTGGAATCAGGACCATCAATGAAGTTAGAATGCAAGAAGGTCTAGATTCAGTTGACTGGGGCGATGATGCACCAAGAGAATGGCAGCAATCAGAAAACTCTAATTTCTTCGGTGGAGGCTTTGATGAGAGAAGCCAAGATGCTCAAGATACTGACCTACCGGACAGAGAACCAAGAGTAGACAAAAAGTCAATAGAAACAAAGTACAAATATAGAAGTAGAAAAAGAGGTCCAGGAGGCAAGTGGGTATATGAATATCCAGATGACAAGAAACCAAGAAGATCCAAAAAACCATCAGACAAGCCAAGCAATGAAAGTGATGTCAAACAAGCAATTGAAATGGCAACAGATGGAGATACAACAATTGTAGAATTAAATGCGACATTCACATCAAAGCAATTAAATGAAGCAGCAAAACAAGCTGAATATAGTTCTGTTAAAAAGAAATTACAGCAAGCTGCAAAATTCAAACCTAATCCGGTGAAGGTAGCAGGAGTAGCAGGAGTACAAAAAAGGATTAATAAATTGAGTGCAAGCAAAGATAAAATAGATAGGCAAGATGCACGTGACATGGAAGAAGTAGCACATAAAATATCTATGGGTGACTTCGGTGGTGCAGAGTTCGACTTCGCAGATATGGATACAGAGGCAAGAGACCAATTTGCTGAAGCATTCACAGATAATTATAGAAGTCTTGGAAGAATTAAATTATTAGAAAAGATAGTAGGAATAGAAATCACAAGAGAACATGTTAGTAAGAAATCACTGAGTCCAGATGCTAGGAGAGCAGCAGAATCAGCACAAGAAGATGATGAGGAAGATGACGAAGAAGAGGATTCTGAAGAAGAGAAACCAAAAAAAAAAGCACAATCAAATGAGAGTCCGTTAATTCTAAAAGAAGGAGAGATACCAGGAGAAGAACAGTTTATAGAAGCTGTTGATTTTGTACTCAACAAGATTGAAGATGATTTAATTACAGCAATAGAGAAAGAGATGGGCAAGAGTGTATTATCAGAAGTGAAATCAGTTAATGACATTATCAATAGCCTAAAGAATTTAATATCATTCGAATTACTAAAAGGAGTTACATATGCTTCAATTAAAGCCAGTTTCATGTCAGGATGGGACCAAGCAGAAAGACATCTAGATAAGAACTTTGTACCAGACCAAGCAGCAATTAGTTATATTCAAAACTATACATTTGAGAACATCAAAGGTATGAGTGAAAGCCTAGCAACACAACTGAGAGGCGAACTCAAAAGATCCTTTATGCAAGGGATGGGAATAGGAGAAATCAAAAAAGGAATTGAGAAGGTGTTCAATGTTTCTGAAAACAGAGCTGAAGCAATCGCCAGGACTGAGACAGCGCGAGCACAAAATTATGGCAGATGGATAGCATATAAGAAAAGTGGTGAACCTGGTAAAAAAAGATGGATGTCAGCTATAGATTCAAGAACATCAGATATATGTAGGAGATTAGATGGCCAAGTTGTAGATGTAAATGATAATTTTAAAGATAAGAAAACAGGATGGGAAGG